AACATTCGCAGTAATTGATGGATCTCATAGAATGCTGGCAGCAGGCATTCGGGAAGAGAAATATGTTATTGCGGTACTTACAGAAGGATTACCTGTGGATCCTATGGAAAGGAAAATGAAAGAAGCCGCATTATTTTCCGAACAGGGAGATGATGTTGATAAATTATCGCTTGCTCAGAAACACAGAGCAAATGTCACTATGGGTGTCAAAAAATATTGCGTTCTTGACAATTGCCTTAAAGGAAGAAAATTACTTTTAAGTGTGCATGAACTGAAGAATCTTCCAAAAGAGAAACGAGATGCATTAAAAGCAGCTGATTACAAAGTCCTCACAGGATATGCAGCAGCAAGAGATGCAGCAGCTCTTACTAATGGTGAAGAGACTCTCAATAATATCTTCGATATTATCGAAAAAGCTGGATGGCATACAGAGCCAAATGGATATGCAGCAAATGTTATTCGCCCAGTAAAAAGTGTTTTGAACATGCATGATAATGATCCACGAGTTGTTAATGCAATTATTGGAATATTTGAGCCAATCAAACCAAACACATTTTTCGCTGATGCACTTTCGAAATATCATGGCAGAAGACCAGCGGAATACCTCACAATGCATCTGGAAAAAGAAGTTGCTAAGAAATTAGGGATTCAACCTTTATATACCGGCGGTGATTTAAGAAAAGTTACTTCTGTAATCAATAGTCAGCGCTATTACGGAGCAACTGGAACAGAAAACAAATAAAACAAATTAAATTATACAGAATATAGCACTTGCATTTTAGTATCGTAAGTGCTATACTCTGCTCAAAGACAAACGAATGTTCGATATCATAATTCAGCTTCGGCATATGCGGCGTGAAATTTAGAGCCGCTCTCCTTCTAAATCGTAGCTGAATTATGCTATTGAGCATAAGAATAGGAGAGAAAGCAAATGAATAAAGCAGAAGCAAAAGCAACAACAGTCACAATTCCAATGAAGGGAAGATACTTTCTTCATAAGAACGGAAGTATCATCCCAGTAACTGACCTGATTAATGCAATCTATCTCATGACCGGAGATGAGAAAATTAATGAATGGGATCCGGATCTTGAGTTCTATATTCGTACATTCTTTGGGAATATCGTAAGAGAAATGTCCCCAACAGAAATAACAGTCAAGAACTTTCTGAAGCATGAGGAGAAAGTAAAGGCAATTAAATTATACTATCACATGCACAATACGGAATCTAATAAATGCACACTGGTAGAAGCCAGAGATTATGTGGAACAGCTTAAAACACAGATGAAAGAGAGAGGCGAACTGTAATGGAAAAAATTAAAAATGCAGTAAAAACAAAAGAATATGCAAAATTTCATATGGAAACCATCGTAGCGCATAACGGTATCCTAGTTGATATCGTTGTGTCTGAGTCCTATGAAGAAACCGAATTTGACAAAATCATGGCAGACTGTAAGCGCCAGGAAGAAGAACGTAAGCGTGAACGACGTAGAGAAAAAATTAAATTAATCAATCTGTTTACAGGAAGAAGAGAAAAGAGGGAAATCGCATGATAACAAGTAATAAAATGCCGGAGCTGGCAGCTACAGATATTGTAAAGTTAAGAAATGGAAAAATCGGGATTGTATTAGGAAATGAGCATTCTGACAATTATCTTGCCATTTATACCAATATTACTGCGCATGGTGTGTCTTGTAAAGCCTATTTAAGTAATTATAAATCAAATAGGCATAATGATGATCATAGCCTTGACATAATTAAAGTGTGGAAATCAAATTATAAAACCCAATATGCCTTAATTAATACATTCTACACAAAAAACAGCACTCCGAAATACATGAACCCTGATTGGGAAGAACCAACTATAATGACCATAAAGGAAATTGAAAAAATTATTGGTCATCCGTTCACGGTCATTGAGGAAGAGGTGGGCGAAGATGAGTGAAACACTGTCATTTGCAGGATGGAGACCAGGCAATCCGGATCAAATCATCCCGTGGAAAGAGAAATTCGATGAAGAATATAGCGACGGAGGCCAGTTAACATTACTGTCAAAAGAAATCTATCAGGCAGAAGCAGATGAAGATATGCCGGCTTTCGAATATCGCTATATTATTAAAGCAATGGATCTGCAGGCGTTTGGATCAGATCAGAAGACAATTTGTTTCCGCTTATATATGTGTCCATTACATAAATACTGGGAATCAGAATCATTAAAAGGTCTTTCAGAAGATAATAATAAAGACTGGTTCTTCGAAGATGCAGCAGATTCAGATATTCTTCCGTATATAGGAGAAGAATATTTAGATTATTCAGATGATGATGTTTCGCCGGATGAGAACGGTAATAAATGGTATGATTACTTTTATCATATTACAGACTGGTCTAAAGCTAACGAAATGCTAAACATAATTACAACAGTTCTGTATCCGATGGACAGTACACGCGGTCACGGTCTTGACCAGGCATGGAATCAACTGGGAAACACTGGCTGGGATTTACTTGAATACATTCTGAATGGAAAAAATTGTGTTGACGCGGCATTATCAAGAATGCATAACTGCAATAATTAACTTTACAATACGAGAGAAGAATGATATATTGATTATAACAAGTTAAATTAACTATATACAAGGAGAAAAATATAATGAAGACAAAAGCAGTCCGCAGCCAGAGAATCGCATGGCTGTTGAGGAAAGAGGGATTTAAAATTCTTGGCATCACGCCAAATAGAAGACGTCCAAATCTGGATGTTTATATATTTGAAGCAACACCGGAGTTATGCACAGCTCTTGATACACATATCCAAAATAAAGACAACAGAAGGGATAACTAACGAAAGTAAATCGGAGGGAAAATCATGAGTGAAAAAGAATTTGACCGCGGTAAGTGTTTTACATTCTTTGCTTCTTATAGAAAACAGGGCGAAAGAATAAAAGAAATTCTTGGGCCGGAGAAAGCTCTGGAATATTATGAGGCGGTCATAGACTATGGACTGTACGCCAAACCGATAGATAATAATCTCCTATTATATGTAGGAGATACCTTACTTGAAACGATCGACTCATCCCAAGAGAAGCGGTCACGAGCATTCGGTGAGAACATGACCGTCACTTTATCCATCTTGGAATTGAAGCGTGATCATCCAGAATATTCTCAGAATCAGATTGCGCAAGAGCTGAAGACGAGCAAAGGCAAAGTCAATAAAGTGCTTACAAAATACAGAGATGGCGGGTATGCAGATTTTGTTGACTTTAACTTGCTCATAAATGAAATTGAATATGATCCTACGGGGCAGGTGATATGGCCATCTGGTTCCGGTACTGGTACTAATTATAATACTAATAATAATTATAATAATAATAATAATAGTACCGACCGGTACCGTGACCACCAGCGTGACCGCTTGGATGGTCTGGTAGCCGGATCGCTCGTAGAGGTCGCTGGCGCTCCAAATGTCGTCGCTTCCGCTCCTAACTCCGCTGACGCTGCGCGCTTACGCTTGCCGGATGATCTGCCGGAAGATATTAAGAATATAAAATTCGAAGCGAAAATAGATGACAAATCTATGTTAGAGGTTATGGATCGTGATTATCGTGAGTGTTTAGATGATGGTTGGGAGACTCACGAGGATATTAGAGATAAGCTTATCGAGAAGTTTACTACCGGATTCTATTGTGGTGATAATGATAAGGTTACTGCTTATGCAGAGTTCTTGATGGAACATTATACAAAGCGAAATTAAGGAGGAGAATATGAAAGTATATTTATTATGCAGTCTTAATGATAAAGATTACATGGATCCTGAATTTGAATTCTTTAAATATTTTGAAGATGCACATCGATGCATCAAAGAAACAATTGCAGAGAGTACTATGAACAATGATATATCTGATAAAGAAGTTGAATATATAATTCCTTTAGGCAATTGTATAACAAGAGTAGAATACACATTTTATGATTATGATGATAATGAACACTTCATAGTGTTTGAAGTATTCGAAATCGAAATATCTGATGGAGACTGTTTATGCATGTTTCATCATGCTTACAACGGAGTTAATTTTCATATTGAAAAGATTGGGACTCTTGAAGAATGTCAGAATCAGATGCTAGATGCAACAGCTAAGATTGCTAATGAT